ATTCTCCTCCAAGATCATAACCAAGATAAGGACTCTTCCATTCAATGTGCTTACCATATAGTGCTGCTGCTGCACCCAAGGAACTTCCAGCATCACCAGGGTTTGGCATAATCCAAATATCTTTAAAGATATTCCATAGCAGTGTATTTGCTGAAGAGTTGAGAGCGCAACCACCCATAAAAACTAAATTATCTTTACCAGTAATAGAGTGTGCCATACGCATAAATTCGTTTAGTCTTTGCTCATACACAATCTGAACTGCTGCTGCAATGTCAAACTTATCTTCTTCTGTAATCAATCCCCAGTCAGTGATACCTTTATGAAAATTATATTTTTGCTGATTATATTTTGGAAAATATTCATCAACTCGCTTATAGTATTTTGTCCAATCTCCGTAAGCAGCCATCCCCATCATAATATACTCTTCTTGGTTTGGCATAAGACCAATCAGTTGAGTAAAGGCAGAATAGAATAATCCAAAACTAACAGGATAGTTTTGCTTATACTTTAACTTAATCTTTTCACCTTCACCCACCCAGATTGTGGATGTGTTATATTCTCCTATTGCATCAAGCACAACAATTGCAGCATCATTAAAAGTACTTGTGTAATATCCTGCTGCTGCGTGAGAGTAATGATGCTTAAAGTAGTGCACTGGAACATCTAAAGGAATGTTTGGCTTCCAGTCTCCTGCTCCGCCTCTTAGCATTATTCTAGATCTTTTAAGCCAAGGTTTTTCATAATAGGCTATAACATCTGGAGTTCCATAGTTTAATGCATCTAAGATAATTTCTTTGTTGTTATACCAGTCATTTTTTTGTTTGCTATATCTTTCTGCATGCCCTGCAAAAAGTATCTCGCCATCTTTAATTAAAGAGACGGATGCATCATGAGAGGTTTCATTAACTCCTAATATAATCACGAGCCTCTTGTAAGAATCGAACTTACGCAACCCGCTTACAAGGCGGGGGCACTACCACTATGCTAAAGAGGCAACACTTATGAAATAAAAATTCTAATTACATTTTCACAAGGATCTCCGCCTTCATCCCATTCTTTCATTTCTTCTTCACTCATGTATTGCATTCCTCCATCATGCGTATGACAGTATGGCTCGCTAATCCAACCACGTTCAATTCCATTGATTAACCAAATTCCAAATTCTTTTTCATCGTTTGTTAAATCTTCATCACTTAAATGATTCATATAAATATTATATCCTTATATACTAACGGTGTCAATAGGACCCATGCAGGATGTTGAAAATTTAATTGCTGATGCTACAGCACCAATAGATCTTTTACGTGCATCCTTTTGATTTTCTGTAGCAAATAAATATCCCATTGCATATGATGAACCAGACCCCATTGTGAGATACTCGTTATTGTATTGAGTTAATGACATGTCTGCTGCACTATGTTCAAAGATTTCGCCTTTAACACAAATGATCATTCCAAAATCAGAATCTTTTGAAACGTCTACCCACCAATCATTATAAAAATCTCTAAGTTCTTTAATAAACTTTGTATACATAAATTTTTGTATATTATTTCCAGTTGGAATAGATGGTTTAAAATTATGTCGAATACGTTCGCCATCCATAGTGCCTGCATAACCAATAATATACGGACCTGATTGCCAAACTTTTGGTGTGGAAGATGCAAGCATCATATCATCATCAGATACACCACGTTCACCAGACATATAAATTTTATCTTCTTTACGAACAGCAACGATACAAGTCACAAACACCCCTTTGATAGCACGTAAATCAATTGTACCATCAGAGGGGTGTCGTGTCAAACAATCCAGATTAGGATGTCCTATTTGTCTTATTTGCCCTTTTTGTCCACTGCTGAAAATGCTGCATTGATTTCTGCTACAGTCAATTTACCGTCATCCAGGAAACCACGAGCAAGTTTTTCAACTACTGTAGCAACTCCTAGCGTTCCAGCCAAAATAATAGCCTTATATGTATCAATACCAACTACTGCTCCAGCACCTATTACGGATAGTCCTGATGCTGCGAATACTGCAACAATTCGCATAAAAATATTATTTATGCTTGCAATTGCGCCAGATCCAACTTGGGTAGGCTCTTCAACTTGTTTTGCTCTTGCCATTTTTATTCCTCCTTTTTATTTCTGATCGGACTTGTAATTATCCAAAGAGCAGTTGTTGCCATTATTCCATAACCAACAATAGTCTTTGCACTTCCGTCCAGAACAACCCAAGCAATAAACATACCGAGAAGGGTCCATGCTTGGTCTACCATATCTTTTAGGATATTCTTTATTATTCTTACCATCTTCTTCCTCCTCTTGAACCTGGTGAATTGGCTCCGCCACCACCAGAACTTCCTCCGCCACCTGTGCTACCACCTGTGGCTCCTCCTGCTGCAACGGCTGCTGCATTGATTGCTGCACCTGCTGCAACTACTGTAGCAACAACCATGTCTGTTGCTTCTTCTCTTTCTTCCTCAGTCATATCAGCACCAATACTTCCCAGTGCTGCTAGTGCTGCTCCTGGATCAGTAAATGCTGCTTCTAACAATGCTCCTGGATCTTGAACTAATTCAACATTTGCAGCAACCTCTGCTGTAATAACTAATGCATTGCCATTTTCATCTGTACGAATTTCAACTGGAGTTTCTGCTGGAAGATCTGCATATGAAACTCCAGATGCCTGGACTTGTGCTGCTGAAATTGATTCTCCAGGCTTAAGATTTTCAAGTAGTGCTTCAACAACAACTTCTTTTTGTTCTTCAGTTAATTCTTTACCATCTTTGGCATCTTCAAGTATTTCTTTTAACTCTTCTTCTTCTGCAATTGCTTCTTCTTCAGCAGCCTTTTCTTCTTCTAGTTGTTTAGCCTCTGCCTCTGCTTTTGCATCTTCTTCTGCTTGTCTTATTTCTTCTGCAATTGCCTCTTCTTCAGCCTTGGCTTTTGCTTCTGCCTCTGCAGCCTCTTTTTCTGCTGCAATACGTTCTGCCTCTTCTTCTGCTGCTATACGCTCAGCCTCTGCCTTTGCCTCTGCTTCTGCTTTTTCTTCTGCTGCTTTAATTTCTGCTGCAATGCGATCTGCCTCTTCCTTGGCTTCTATCTCTGCTTGAATTCTTGCTGCTTCGATCTCTGCTTCTATACGGTCAGCCTCTGCTTTTGCTTCTGCTTCCGCCCTAAGTCTTTCTGCTTCTTGTGCTGCTTGAAGTGCTGCAATTCTTTCTGCTTCTGCTTGCGCTGCTGCTGCTTGCTGTGCAATTAATGCTGCTGTTTCAGCCTGTATTCTTGCTGCCTCTGCTTGCTGTGCTGCTAATTGGGCTGCTACCTGTGCTGCAATTTCTTGTTCAGTTGGTCCAGTAGGTGTTGTAACAGTTGTTGTTTCGCTAGGTGTAGGAGTTGTTACAGTTGTTGTTTCAGAGGGGCTAGGAGTCGGAGTAGGTGAAGGCTCTGGAGCAGGTGCTACATATGTAGAACCAGTAACAACATTTGAATTTTCAGAGTAAAGAGCAAATGTATCATTATCTGATCTAATATGAAATGACCACACAGTTCCTGCTGGCATAAGTCCATTTAGCAAAGAATGGTCAATTGTTATTGTTGTATTGAGAGCGTTGGCATCTCCTACATTTCCTGTTGCAATTCCCCAGCCATTGCACCCAGTACAATTAAAACTAATCGCATATCTTTCTGGTTGTGTGTTACCAGTATCTGGTGCTTGCCAGGATAGCACAGTTGATGTTTCATTGCTAGATATAGTTAAATTTCTTGGAGGACCTATTGTTTTTACTACTGGGGCTGCTTGAGATGTAAACGCTGATGCTGGAATAATATCCATAGATCCAGATTGATCCCAATGAAGGAATACATTTGCTCCCCCGCCATTTTCATAGTACAATAATTCTATTGTTTTTGGAATTCCTGCTGTAAAGGATACTGGATCACTTGTAGTTCCTCCTCCACCTTTGTCAAACCAGTCATTAGTTATTAAAACTCCATCAAGGTATAGTTTTGTTCCATCATCTGCTGTTGCCAAAAATGATATATCCTGAGTTGTATTGCTAAGAATTGAACCAGTAAACCGTACGATAACATCCTCTGAGGGGCCACCTAAGACGCTACCACTACCCCATTGGAAGTCAATGTTGGGTACGCTTGTAGTTAGTACTGGAGAGGCTCCCTGGGGTATGTAGGGGGCATTGTTTTGACCTTGAACATTATAAACCTCAGCAGTTAAGCCGTTAGCGTTTGTGGCACCTGCTTCTTCTGCAAATACAAAGAAGGAGGTAGCGAAAATTATACACAATACTGCAAGGATTCGGGCAATCCGTTTCAATTATCTCTCCTAATCAAACTGGGTAGTCTGATAAGATTATTATAACATTATATTAAAAAATGAGCAGTTTTTTACAGTCATGCTCAGGACTATACCAGTTATTTAATGTCGCTGTCTCCCCCGACAAACCTGCGACTCCCCGATGAAGAGGTGCAGAATTACATTATACTGATTATTTGATTTTAATTGATTTTGGTTTCTTTTCTTCTGGAATATTGCGTGTAACTTTAACACTTAACATTCCATCAGTTAGATCAGCAGTTGTTACTTCCATATATTCACCAAGAGCAAATGAACGAGTAAACTTACGGGCAGCGATTCCTTTATGTAATACTTCTGCATCTGTTACTGTTGTTTGTTCTCCCTTGATAATTAATGTGCCATGGTCTACTGAAATATCAAGGCTTTCTTTACTAAACCCTGCTACCGCTAGAGTAATAATATAGTTATCATTATCTAGTTTGAGTAGATCATATGGTGGAAATCCACCTGCATTAATTGAATGTGCTTGGTTTAATCTGTCTAATTCCCGATTAAATCCAATAAAAAAAGGATCTTTAAAAAGATCCATAGCGAACGTTGTTACCATTTTCTTTCTCCTTTTCAGCGAGTTAATTTATATCCCCGTTAGGCGGATACTATATTATTATAACACAAAAGGCAGGGAACTTATGTTACCCTGCCCTAAGTGTTGGATTAAGTTATTTCTTTAGTGCAACCTTAGCCTTTGGATTAGCCTTGTTCCACTTTGTAGCCAACTTATTATAGTCAGCCTTTGCTTTTAGTGCTGCTGTCTCTGCAATGGTCTTAGCAGTTAGTGCTTCAGATGAGGCAGTAGCCTTAGCAAGTACAGCATCTGCAAGTGCTTTGTCTGCTGCTGCTTTATCTGCTGCACGGCCAGCCTTCTCTGCTGCAAGAGCATTCGCTGCTGCTTGTGCATCAAGTGCACGGCCAGCCTTCTCTGCTGCAAGTTGTGCATTAAGAGATGCGATTGTTCCGTTAAGATCTGAAACAACAAATGATGCTGTAGCAGCCTTAACTGGTGCTGGAAGTCCAGTAACTGTTGTTGCTGATGCAACTCCTGTAACAACAACCTGAACTGTTCCTGCTACTGCTGTAACAAGTGCTGCAGTCTTTGATCCAACTACTAGAGTTGTATCTGCTGCTGCTTCTGCTGTTGTTGTAGTGATTAGATTCTTTGTAGCCAAGCCGTCAGCAAAAGTAGATCCAATTATTGTAGTAGTAATTGTTTCGCCTGTTGCAACTACATTGCCAAAAATATCTGTTGCTGAAACTGTGATTGTTGGAATTGTTCCAACTGCTGCTGCTGAAGGAACTGAAACTGCAACATTAGATGCTGTTCCTGCGGTTCCCTTAACGTATACGATTGTTGAGTAAGCACCATTTGTAATGGTTACTGAACCAACTGCTGTTGATGTTGTGTAGGCATACACTGTGATTGCTGCTCCTGCAGAAGTTACTGAAAGAGATGATACTCCTGAAGCAACCGTCTTTGGCGCATCAGTTGTGTGTAGTGCTGTAACTAACTTAACTGTTGCTGATGCAGCAAATGAAACTGATGTTCCTGTATCTGCTGTTGCTGCTAGTGCTACAGATGTTCCAGATGTAATCTGGTTTGCTGATGGTACTGCAACTGTTGCTGGTGCTGTTGCCGTTGTTGCGTTAGGTACTGATGCAACTGCTACGGCCAATGGTGCTGCCGAAACTGGTGCTACAGAAAGTCCAACGATTGCTAGGGCTGCAGCAGTAGCAATTGAGATTTTCTTAAATGAATTCATTTTTCTCCTTGTTTTTATGTGTTATCTGACCTTACAGCCAGAATTCTATTATAGCAGATGTGGCGAACTATAGCAAATTGAGTTTACCAAGAAACTCTTTAACGTCATCTGGCATCTCGTTGTTTCTTTCATTTTCTAGTTCTTGTCTTCTTTGTTTCTGCATTTCTTTGTGTGCGCTTGACCAAGTTCTAACCTCTATTTCAAGATTATTTTCTTTACTAGTATATGATATCGCACCAAAGGCTGCTCCGCAAACTGCGTCAGCCAAGTCTTTAGAAGATTTGCGTGGATGGTCTACACGATTATTCTTCATAATCTTAAGTTCAGATAATTCTTCTAATAAAAGTGGAATGCTTGGCATAGCAATTCTATCCTCATAAATAAGCATAGCCAAATCTTCATAATGTTTTTTAGCAACTGAAACTGTATCTGTATCAATATTTACAGCCTTAAGTTCTTGCTGAATATCATATGATTGCCATCTATCGAATGTTACCTTGCCAATATTAAATCCTAGTCTTCTAAGATTAATAATCCAGTTCTTTACCTCACTTAGGTTGACTGCTCCTTCTTTTTTAGGCTCCCACCATGCAACAGCATCTACTACAACAATTGGCGCTACTTGCTCATAATCTTTAATAACCTGCAAGTTAACCCATTTGTCAACGTGTGCAATTGCTACAGCACACTTATCATGTCTTTGTGCTAAGTCTGCGTGAATGTAATATGTTTTATTTGGATCTGGAACAAACCCTTGATCAAATCTTCTAAATTCATCTACTGGATTACGAAGGGTCATACATTTTTCTAACTTATCTTTTTGTTTAAAGAAAGCATCAGAAGAATATGTTGGCATACATAGGAAGCGCATCATTGCATCTCCTAGATCTGTATAAAAAGCAATTTTGAAATCATCAATACTTCTAGTTGGGTTTACTTCCCACGTTGGTCTTTTAAGTGCCCACACTCCAGGGAATTTGTAAGAAATAATATGGTCTTCTTCCCATTCAATTTGTAATGTATTGTCTGGTGTTTCATCAAGCAACGGATTAATTATAAACTTATGTGATTTATGAACAATATCTTTATCGGCTATAACGCTATCGTACTTTTGAGAAATGAAGTCTCCTTGATATCTTGGAAACGATAGCAAAACAACTTTCCCTAAATCAGGGAAACGAGAATCTACAGTTCCTCTAAATGCTTTATATATATTGTCTGCTGTTTTACCTTGTTCATTTCCAGTGCCAACCTCACTAGCAAACCCAGAAATTTCATCAAGAACTGCAAGCAATAAGTTTAAACCTTCATGGGATTCTCTTTCTGAGTGTCCAGAATAAACTGTGATTGTTTTATCAAACTCAATTGAATCTACCTTAGCATTATACTTTCCTGCAAACCAAGGAGACTTTTCTATTTTTGTTTTAAATCCTTTGAAGAAGACGTTTTTTGCTTGTTGGGCGTTGATAGCAACGTTGATAAGGTCAATCGCATCCCCAGACGGTTTGCCAAAATACCTTGCGGGATCTTTAAGGCATAGTAACTTATACACAATATAGGCACAAGCAACAGTTGAAGTGAAGTCTTTGCCACTACCCTTCCCAAGTTGTAAAATAATTTCGTTCTTAGTGTACTTATCATAATATCTTGCTCCTTCAACATCCCCCAGTAATAATTCAAGGTCTGCCTTTTTATATATTTGACTCATTGCCTCTACAATTTCATATTGTATATCTGACAATGGTGGTTGTCCAAGATAGTCTGATGACTCAACAAATGTTTTTGCATCTACTGGAGTTTCTTCAAAAGGACTATCTTGTAGCGCTTCTAAAAAATCATTGAACATCGTGGACAATTGTAATCACCTCGTCTGATTTTGATATATCAGACAACCTTTGCATAATTAAATCACGAACTTGTGGATGATCTTTTGCAATATCTTTTAATATATTAACAAGAACTTCTTGTCTTCTTTCAATTTCAACTACTTCTTCTGCAAGTTCTTTATTTTCAAGCAATCCTGCTTTTTGCAACATCTCAATTCTTTTTGCTTCAATATCTAGGACTAGTTTAATTCCAGCAGTTTTTGCTCCTAAGTTATTATTCATTGTTGCTTCATCAATAACTTCATATGCCTTTGCAATAAGTTTTCCATAATGTGCATCTGCTGCAGCAAGTGCTTCTTTAGCCCTAGAACGAATGGCATCATTTGCAGATACCATAACTTTCCATTCATTTAAATGTGCAACAACACGAGTTCTTGGAATGCTTAAATCTTTAGAAATTTTTGTTGGATCGCTACCTTTTAAATATTCTTCAACAACCTTATTGATTTCATCTAAATGTTCTACTATTTCAATATCTTTAGACATTTTTTCCTTCAATTCTATTAATTTCATCTTGTATATAAAAGATAGCCTTCTTTAAATCTTCAACATGTTTATACTCATCTTTTAGTCCTGCTCTCCATAAATATTTAAATGCATTTCCAATATTAAAATTTCTATGGCGAGTAATTTGAATACACTCAACACCAGATGGATCTGACGTGTAGTGCTCAGGGTGATTTACTTGGTCTACTGTAATCTTAAGATTATCACTCATCGTTTTGACTTCCTTAGTCCAAATTTTGCGAGGTATACATAAATAGTTTCTGAACTTGTTTCACATTCTTTTGCAATATCTGGCACCGACTTTTTATCAAGAACATATCTTTTACGCAACCAGACTTCATTAGTATATAGTTTAGCACCCATAGCGATTAAATGTCAACTCCCATTCCTTTTGACCAATTATTTAAACCCCAATGTCCTATGCCACAAGCATCTGCCACATCATTGTCATCTATAATCTTATCATAGTTGATTTCAATAAACTTTATAGTTCTTTCTTTTCTCATGTTACGCTCATACGATTTATACCACGCATCTGATTTACCTGGATTTTTTGATCTAATAACAAGTTTTTCTTCTTTAGATAGTGCTTTATTTCCAATATAATTTTGCCAAGTTATTGGTGATACCTTTGCCACATTAAGCACCCCAGAAACTCCTGCTGCTCCAATAATAGCGCCTTGAACCAATGCGAGATCTGCTGCAGTTTTTGGACTATTCATAAATACAGTATGTTCAATAATTATAGAATCAGTATTAATAAATGACTTATCTTTTAAAAATGATTGCACTTTTTTTGATGCATCAATGCATTTTTGATAAATATCTTTTCCTTCAAAATTAATCTTTCCAATCATTTTTAAATTGCCAAACTCAAAAAGGGCAAATGCTAAACTATTAGTGCTTGCATCAATAGCAACAAATTTTTCTGGTCTAACGGAAGTCATCATAGTCTATTAACCCTTTCAACTCTTTTAATGCTTTACTAACCTTTTTATTGTCTACAGAACAGTTTTCACAATAGTTAGAGTCGTTGTATGCCGAAAGGATAGTTCCACATCCTCTTGCACATTTACGATCTTTACCATGTCTTTTTTTGCGTTTATTAATTACTTGCTTTTCTGCAATTTTAATTTTTGTCGCTTCAGTGCGACACTCTGGACTACAATAAATTTGATAACTTACGGCAGGAGAAAATTCATTCTCGCACCACTCACATGGCTTCACTCAATTGCTCCAGCGAACCAATTTTAATTACCCCTGGTTCTGACAGGGCGCATGCCTTTTGTATTGGACATCCTTTGCAAATTTTAGAGTTTGATCTATAATTTTTTTGTGGTAACTGCCTATCTTGCCATGCTTGCTTTACAGTTTTCATCCAATCAAATGTAG